ATTCGCCACGCAACCTCTGCTGCCGCCCGGATGCTCATTCCACGGGCCAGGGCCATCGCCAGGAACGCCGTAAAGCAATCTCCCGCCCCAATGACCGACTCTGCCGGGGGCAGCTTCTCCGTGGGCCTAATCTCGTATATCCCCCCGTCATCTTTAACGCCGAACGTCGGACTGTAGTGGTCGAACACAGTCACACCCTTGGCAGCCTGAGTGATAATCACCGCCTCGCATTTCAACCGATCTAGCAACATCATCCCAGCGTCGATTATGCTGTGGCAGCCGGTCAGGGCCAGGGCTTCTTGAGCGTTGGGCTTGAAGACCGTGCAGCCCCGCCAACGGTCGAGATCGCCTGCCTTCGGGTCTACGATGCTAATCGGCACTTCGGGGATGAGAAGGTCGATATACTTGGACATTACCCCCTTGTTATAGTCCGAGAAGATCATGACGTTAAACGCTTCGGGTACGCTCTGCGCCCGCTCATATAACTCGAAGCACTTCTTGTCTATGTCTGCAATGCCATAATTGGGTTGTTCAACATCCCAGCGGTAAGTCGGAAAATCGTCGCTGTAGAACCGCCGTTTGCGGGGAATCCTGGAACCGATGGTCACGCACAACTCGGTATTTACGCCCTTCTTTTTGAACGCCTTTTCAGCCTCCACATCTGTAAAAGCAATAAGGTTTACCTTGGCGTTGAAGTGTTTGAATTGGTAGGCAACATTGGCAGCACCACCTGGATAGTCCTCGGACTCATCCGTGTTGGAGTGCATGACCGGGATAGGGAACTCCGGGGAAATTTTCTTCACCCGGACGTTGAAATATTCGTCCACCATAGCGTCACCGACGACGCCGACGCTAATATCCGGGCCTGCTAGATCAAGCTGTAAGAAATGTTCTAGTACACTCATAAATGCTCTCCTTGGCATAAACGAGTGTTCTATTCTGGAACTTCAATGCCTAACTTCTTTGCCTTCTCAATCCACTCGGCTTGCTCACGCTTATTGTCAGAGTCGATTGGGAAGCCAGGAAAGGGACCATAATGGGCAGCCCAATCAACAAACTTCTTGACCGCCTCGATCTCCAAACGGGTGAGCTTTACGGCTCCCCGGTGATCGTGGTAATCATTCCAGGCTTCAACGGCCACTGGAACGATGGGCTGAATAAGTTTCAGCATGGCCTCGGCGAAGACCCGGATTTCCCATTGGGCATGGGCGTCACAACGAAGGGCAAGGAAATGGAAGAGGTTGTGAAGGTCAATCTTCCAATACCATTCCGTGTAGTTGTTGACGGGCAGGATCATTCGGGCTTGTTCACGAGCCACGCCTCTTTCTAGGTAGTCCTGATAGGAACCATACGACTCGTTGCATACAGCGTTTAGGTGCGCAACGAATCCTTCGGCATCCATCGTCTCGATCTTACCGTCGCCGCCCTGTTTGTTGTTTTTGGACTGCTGACGGATGTTGTCTACATCTGGGATGTAAAACTCGTCCTTCATCACCGAGTAGCGTCCACTGTATTCATTGGTAGAACTCATGCGATGACGTATCCATTGTCTCGCCACAAAGATTGGAAGTTTGCAACAAAATTTGAACTCTACCATCTCGAAAGGCGTTGTGTGGCTATGCCGCAACAAATAGCGAATTAAGCCACGATCCTCATTGACGGTTTTAGTCCCATCTCCATAAGAAACTCTAGCCGCTTGCACGATAGCGAAGTCTGCTGTCTTGCGATCTTCGGGGACTATCCTTGGCATAACATCAACCAAGGATACGAAACCTTTATCAAGACACTTGATTGTCAACTCAGGCACATTAGCCATTACATCGTGCATAGTTCATCTTTCAAAAAGTATTGTCCTGTTTCCTGATTAAATCCTATCAGACCTTGCCGGTACAATTGGTATCCTATTTCTTGTAAAGAGGCATGGGCCTGCCGATGCTCAATAGATGTTGTCACCCACAGATTCTCAGGTTTGTTGTTAGTTTTTTGGCCATCCACATGATGAACCACTTCTTCTTTCTCCAGTGGCCTGCCAAGCATTTCCTCAGCCACTAGCATATGTTCTTTTCGGTAGCTGGACCAGCCAATTTTTTGCTTTTCACCGCCGATATAAACCATCACATACCCATCTGAACCAATATATCGACCGCCCTTCCACATTGGATGGTTGCTGCCTTTTTGAGATTCATCTAGCTTTTTACCCTTGTTATGAGCGGGCTTCCCTACCCGTTTTGCTGCGCTGATTTTACAAACACAGGATCGGCAAAATGTAGTCTTGGGCCAACCACGTTTTTCTTGCGAATGAAAATAGTTAGAAAAAGTAGTTGAAGTCACCCTGCCACAGATGTCGCATTTTACTTCAACTCGTTGCTCGCTGCCACTGGTCAAATCTGTAATATCGGAAAGTATCATGAAACTCCTATGACATAGGGACTACCTGAATGTCTCAATTATATAGCCAATGTCATAGAAATTCAATAACAAATAGAAACAGCCTCCGGCGAGGGAGGCTGTATGTGATTTTCTGGGAATCTCCTCGTAGCCATCGACTTACTGTGTAGGCTTCGGTCGGCGTTCCAGGAACCGCTGGCGTTGTGGCGTCATGTTAGGTAACTGGCACGCCGGTAAATCGCAGAGCGAGTTTGCCGAATCGTGTCAGCATGTTACCTCGACTCCTATTCAGAATCAAGGTCATCCTGTTTCTTGTGTTTCTTCTTTTTCTTATCTTCGTCCTGGAACCCAATCATATCAATAGGCTCTCGTTGCACCATGCCGATACCAACAGGACGAGAGAAGATGGCGACGGCATTAGTGCCTGTCCCGACTTCTTGTAGCTTTAACCACTCTTTGAAATCCATGTATCTCCTTAACTCATCGGCCCGCCTGCTGGCGGCGCTCCGGGCATTGGTGGCGCTCCGCCCGGCATTCCACCGGCCATAGGATCACCACCTGGGGGCGCTCCACCGCCTGCGGCCTGAGCCGCTGGAGTCCAGCCGGTCGTCAAGAACTTAATGAGTTCCTGGCGACCAAGGTGATAGCGTCTCTTGTCTTCGTATTTAGACTTATTGAGCTTATTCCCTTGCAAATAACTGCGATTTCCTTTCTGGGGTTTAAGGCGTATATCCGCACCACTAGGAGTAAGGGAACCTTTGACGATTTCCCAAGCCGAGAGCTTATACAGCACTTCCTTATTGGGCGATCCAATGCCAAAGTGAGACGACACCCAGGGTTCATCCTCGAATATCGTGGCAAGGTCTTTCCATTCAATGCCCTGCTCGTCACCGAGAGCGCCGAAATAGTCTTCTTTTCCTACAGCTTTGTCCTGATCGCCCTGGCCCATAGCGGTACTGCGAGACTTCTCCGGGTTAGGGTCCATCTCTTCTACGAATTTTCTGAAGCCGTGCAAAGTTGGTCGCATATCATATATACCTTGTCGGAGGAATAAATGAGCAACAAGTATTTCAATACGCCCTCACCCAGCTTCTCGAAATTCCGGGAACTCATGGATAAATGGGATGCCCATTGCGTCCTAGAAGAAGCGGCAAAGTCAATACACGACCTGATGGACCGGCATGGCATGATATTATTCTTCAAGAAAGGCGACGATTTATTCGGCGCTCCTGAAGAGAGCAGGCTGATATTCGCCAAGCTGAAAAACGACACTGAAGACGAGGATGACCCCATGTCGCCGGGCTTCAGAGATGAGGCCAGGTTCCTGGGCATTAACCTCCTGAAATCAATGTTTGGCTCCTCTGAAGACTCTGTTGAGAATATGTTCGGCAACCAGGATATACCCGACATCCATGTGTGCGACCGGGACGATGTAGTGAATATGATATTGAATCACAAACCCAAGAAGTCGCCAAAGAAAAAGGACAAAAATGCCCCTGCCGTTTCCAAAAGACGATCATAAACGAAAATATCAGTGCTTCGTCTGTGGCAAGACCCACACCGACTTCGAGGAATATAAGAAGCACATTATCGACATGCACGAGGAAGGTCGTGAATATGTGATATGCCCTCTCGCAAGATGCGGTGCGCCTGTGCGTGATCTGAGGCTCCACTTCAAGGCGAAACATCCCTCTGAAGCAAGTGTGCCAAAGGTCGGCCAGATGAAGGCAATGATCTGGAAAGACCAAGGTAATCGCAGAGACGGCAAACTGAAGCAACGCAAGCCTAAGTTCCGAGAAGGGTATTTAGTGTCAACAAAGAATGGCGGTAAGGAAATGCACTACCGCTCTGGAATGGAATGTGATGTATACGAATGTCTGGAGTCAATGCCTGAAGTTATGTCTTACGACGTGGAGCCGTTTAAGGTACAATATACCTTCGAGGGCGAAGTCCATGAGTACAACCCAGACCTGAGTATCCTTTTCGATGATGGACACGTCGAAATTTGGGAGATTAAGCCTGCAAATCAAACCCATCTACCGAGGAATAACGCAAAATGGACAGCCTGCAACCAATACTGCCAAGCAAGGGGTTTCAACTTTATGGTGCTAACAGAAGTGGGAATGGGCAAGTTGAAGCAAAGAATCAAGAGCCAAAAAGCCTTGAACGGATAGAGATTCTTGACGAGCAGATCACATACAAGTCGGGGTGTTTTGAACGAGGCCGTCGCTGGCTGCGAGGCAAACACCCCAAACTCGGTGTATTGGTTTTAGGGTACACTGGCTGGGAGACGTTACAGGAATTCGATAGAATTCGACCGATGCAGACGTTTATGGTCGTAGACCCTAATCTCCTCGAACCACCCTTATTGAATCCGAGTCTTCATGATGAGTCGAAAACTCGTATATCAGAGACTCCTCCTCCGCAATCATCTGATGACGAAGACCCGGACTCACATGAAAGGCCATCCCAGGCTGCATAACCTGAATTTTGGCATTCTCCAAGTTATCGTCGTCGCCGTACTTCATCACAATCTGACCGCTATGCAGGAATAACACTTCATCTTTGATCGGATGATAATGGTAGGAACATCTCTTGTCCTTCTCAAAGAACAAGATTTTGCCGCAATACTCGCCGTTGTAAATCCATCTTTCAAAACCCCAACCCTTCTTCACGAAGGTCATGTCGTCACTGGCCGTTAGCATATTTCTCCTCGATGTATGGGACCAATAATCGGTCCACTTTATCATAGAGGTCTTGCACCGATCCGTCGTTGACCAGGAAATAATCGTAGAATTGAATCACATCTGGGACAGCCGAACCGTGATAACCTTTTGCTTGCCGCAACAAATCATAGAATATCGGACCTTCCTTCAGATTATTGGCACACCACTCTACAACTGGCCTAATCTGACTCTCGGAAGGATTCGGGTCATCATTCAAGAAGCCGGGCCGATAGAGTATGACCATAACGCCGCCCTTGGCCTTCACCGCCTTCGCTTCATTGATGTAGCGGCTGTCGGATATGATGAGCTTCTTGGATTCATCTCTGAGGGCTATCTCGATCCAGATGTCACCTTTGATCTGCCTGAACCCGTCGCCGATGAATTGAAGGCTCTGGCGGATATTCTTCAAGTATCCTGGGGGTGGTTCTGGATTGCGCTTCCAATCCTCAATGAACTGTCTATCGACACCGAAAGCCATCTCGAAGGTTTCCTTGACGGCATTAGCAAAAGCCGCACGCTGCCATCCTGGATCAGTCTTGTTGAGACTCTGCACCAGATAATCACAAAGAACGTCTTTGCCGTTTGCTAGTTGAGCGGCCACACCGATTACCTGCATACTAGCCTCCATTGTTAGGGAAGGATTACTGTAATAGGGTAAGTCGGATTATATCCCAGGACTATGTATCGAGGAATATGAAATGGCAAAGAAAAAAGAAGTCGAGAAGATTTGCGGAAACTGTCTGCTATACAATCACGAAAAAGGCGAGTGTAAAGTGGCAATACTTGTCGAGGGAACTGAATATCACATGCCTGTATTCCCCAAGGACGAATGCCATATGGACGCTTTGAACATACCCATTCAACAGGTTCGTTGGTGGGTGGAAGACGAGAATGGCAGACCGACAGAAGGCAACGGCACAGTGAAGATGGAATATCCTAAAGGGTTCTTTGGGAAAGAGTAACCTATGGCTTGTACCCCTCCATATTGTCTTGGAACAGGAGACTGGTGCGGCTGTAATTGCAAATGTTGCCCACCTAGCCCCTGTTATACAAGCTGGACTTACGATTACCTTTGCGGGACGCCCGCAAGCCAGTGGTACGATAGCTGGTACGGCGGCTGTTGTACCACTATACAAATGGATTTGTACAACACCGGCGTTGATGCCAATCGTGTTCCGCTTGATGGCAGCCAGTGTCTTAACGACCCACATTGGATCGTTTATGAATTGACCATCCCAGCAATTTCTCCGCCTGATTCAGCCGTTTGTTACACCCCCGATTCTACTGTATCGAGACACGTTGGCATAGACTGTGAATGTTTTGGGGGCGATGGCGTCATATATACATTTAGGACCACTTTTACCTTACCCAGCGGCATAGACCCCAGCACCTTCAGTGTTACTGGTGAATGTGCGGCAGATGATTTTGTCAATGATACCAAAGTTAACGGCGTTTCAAATGGAGCAATATCCTGCCAGGGGTTTTTTGCGCCATTTACGTTAAACCAAGGCTTTCAAACTGGCATGAACACCATCGACTTCGTGGTAGAAAACAACGTATTCGGTGCTGGCAATGGTTATGGCGTCCACATCAAATGGAATGGCATTTGTGCCTTGCCGTCAGATTTATTCAATACCGGCATGGACGCAACTTCTGCTGCGCCTTATGGTACTCCACTTGCAAGCGATCAATGTCTTGAAGACCCTCATTGGGATGCCGATGGAATAGCAGCACTTTGCCCACCAGATAGTGCCAATCCAATGGGGGCTTATCCGCCGAATGACTCCGTATCACGAATGATCGCTACGGCATGTGATTATACCGAGGAAGACGGTGCGATAGTAACTTACACAACTACATTCACTATGCCTGCGGGTACGGACCCTACAACATTCGCCCTTTGTGGCAGATTATTGTCAGACAATTGGGTAAATGAAATCAAGCTAAACGGAACAACGGTTGTTAGTGGAGGCTGGGATTATCCGAACGGTTGGTTTTATTTTACACTAACTGGTACGTTCATAGCCGGAACCAATGTCATAGATTTTGTCTTAACAAACGACATCACTGGCGGCGCAAATTGGGCCATGCTTCGTGTGGAGTGGCTCAACGAGAGTGGTGGTGGTGGTGGTGACAATGATGGCTGTGTTTGTCCTCCACCCCCAGCTTTCCGTGCGCCCTCGATGCCTATCGAATTTCCCGATTTCAACTTCCGGCAATTATATGAAGATGAGAATGGATTTGTGTTCGCTCAGGCCAGCAGTGATCCAACTTGCACCATTCCTTGCGTACAATATTCAATAGTCCTAAGCACAACGGGATGCTGTCTGTATGGGTCCGGGTTTTCATTTGTTGCCGTAGGGTCCGGGACTGTTACCCTGGCTCCTTGCCCAAGTACGGCCTGCGGCGATTTCGTCTGTGACATCAATGGCGGTGGGGCCAGCGTAATGGTAGACGACTGCGATGCCGTCGAAGTCACAATCACCCCTCCCGTGGGTGATAGTTGCTGCATGTGCTGTTTATCGGGAAGCACAGGCACGCTACTTGACAGTGGCCCGCCGATCCCGACGTTCATTAGCCAAAGAAACACGATCACAGGAAAGAAACGCATACTCATTAACCGGAAAAACCTCATAGACAAAATCCAGAAGACCCGTATTAGGCAGTTAAGGAAATCCGCTGGGCGTCCTTCATGATCTGCTCGGACGCATCCTGTTTCATGTTCGTGATCTTCCTGAACTTCTCGATGTCCATGTCGGCAATCGCTTCG